GCTCTCCGGAGCTCCAGTATAACCCATTAAATTGGTCAACTATTCCCAGAATGGTTGCCATTTCCACCAAATTCGGTATAATCCATTCCATAGTAAATCGAAAAGGAGATTTTATGACAACAACCAATTACACCTTCCCCTGTGCCACCGTTAAGGGTTTGACCTTGAACCAAAAGCGTCAGGCAGTAGCCGCTCTCAAGGCATCCATTAAAGAGACCATGGAGTACCAGCGCCAAGAGAAGCTGGCCGCCAAGGTCTACAAAGCTGCTAAGGCTGCTGAGCGCCGTGAAGCTGCCATTGCTAAGGCACAGGCAAAGCTTGACCGCTTGCTCGCCAAGACCAATCCAGTTGGTGCTCAGGCTCTCAAAGCAAACCGCAAACCATCCGCTTGTACAGTAACCACAATGGCTTAAGGAGATTATTATGGAATTGTTTTTAGTATTAGCGACAGCAGCTGGGTTTTTATTGTCCGCTATGGCGGTAGCAGCTCTGTCCGTATAGTATAGGTACTGGTAGCTGAACACCGCTACTCCTTTATGACCGCTGGTCCCGTGTGGGGCTAGCGGTCTTTTTTATGGGGGACTGGTTGACTAGCTGTGGAGCTAAAAAAAAGCCCCCCATGGTCAAACTCTTTATTTCAATAATTTATTTTCTGGGGCCACCAGAGGATTTCGAATTTTCACTTTTTTTTATCCTGGAATTTTTCCAGGGGCCCCTCTAAGGATATCTCTTTTTACGTCCTCTACCAATAACACAGTATAATAGTCAATGGCCACTCTATAAAACAAAGCATCAAAATGGCCTTCGTTAATCTTAAAGGTTTCTTTGATGGCCATTCTACAGGCTTTCTCCCATATCGCTTGTTGTCTTGGTGTCATTTACTGGTCTCCAAATAAAAAAAAGGACCTCATAAAGGTCCTTTCTTATACTTCTAAAGCTTTATCTCTAGATAATTAAGCCTCTTCCTCGTCAGAGTCATCCTCGGAATCATCTTCATCTTCCTCATCGTCATCTGAATCTTCAGAGTCTTCTTCTTCTTCGTCAGTATCATCTTCTTCGTCACTAGAATCGTCCTCTTCATCGGACTCATCGTCTTCGCTGTCTGTCTCATCGTCTTCAGAATCTGTATCTTCATCAGAATCATCCTCTGTGGTATCTTCTGTTTCTACATCATCAGTTTCTGGTGTATCAACTTCAGGTGTATCTGTTGTTGTGTCAGTAGTTGTATCTACTGTAGCGTCAGCAGCTGGAGCTGCCGTTGTATCAGTTGTTGTATCAACTGTGTTATCTGTATCTGCCATGTTTTACTCCTAGTACTGGGTTTTGGAATGTGGATAGTGAATCACTCTATCCTCCAGTATCTAGGGGAGATTACTTCTTAAATATGATTGTCACAATGTAAAGTTATTTGTCGTCCACCCAGACCCAACCGATGAGCAATTGGTTAAACTTCCGGATAAGCCAGGAGGGGCGCTTTTCTCTGAAAATCTGAAAGTCTTTACCAGATACTTCCCAATGACCAACATAGTTTGGTGGTGGTTGGATTTTGAAGGTGTTGGTAGTTGGTGCAATAGTACATGCACCAGTATGGTTCAGAATAGTATATGCACCAGTATGGTTCAGTACAGATACGGTTTCTCTACGGAACAGTTCTCTACGAAACTCATCGGACTCGGTGTAGTCAAAGTCTAGAGGTATCTGTTCTGTTAGTGGATAAAAGAATTTAATCTCTAATTGTTGCATAATCATTCTGCCAATTCGGAAAACATAAACTTTCTTCTTTCTTCACCAATCGTACCGTCCATGATTTCTTTGGTTCTCTGTAACATGGCACAAGCCAACATCAACATCTCTTTTGGATCATCTGTTAACATAATAGAATCGTCAATCAATTCCATCATCTCAGACATTCTCTTTTGTGTTGGACTCATCTTTGTGGTACCTTTTAAAAATCCTTACATAATAGGCGAACCGAATTGGCTCGTGTATAGGGTGAGGTAAGTGCTGACCATATACTTCTAGCATTTTTCTGTACAGCTCTAACGCTTCTTCGTTTGTCATTCTCAATTCCATATTTTACTATATACATTAGTAGAAACACTATTATCGTTTTTACTCATATTACAACATCTCACAAGGAGTTTTTCATGTTATCCGCTATCGGACGTTTTTTCAGTTCTATCATTCAAGCTCGTAAATCTATGTATCAATCGGAGTTGGAGGCATTTTTGGTTGCCAACAATCCAAAGTCATCTTCTGAAGTTGAGTCATTGATTAACACATACAACAGAAAGCGTGCTTATGGTTCTTACTGATACCATTATTACCACTATAGCAATCGTTATGGTGATGATTTTAGATTTGGCTTTGATTAAAGTTTTATACTAGACCACTGCTTTAGTTTTTCCAGTTTGTTAATTCTGGCCTCGTTGATATTCCAGTCTGAAAGGATTGCCTTTTGTACTAGAATATCAACCATACAAAGCAAGTCTCCAATTTCTTCCTCTAAGTGCTCTCGGTTGGTCTTGTCTTGATTGTATTTAATCTGGTCAGGACCAAACCTAAAAATCTTTGAAATGGCCTGTGATACTTCGGCACATTCTTCCTGAGCAATACACAGGATTTCTTTTGTCTCATTATCCATAAATCAATCTACCAAAAATTGAGGTTTAGAACCTTCTGAAATGTATTCGTTGGCTACGTCCTGAGCTTCCTCTAATTTGACTGTTCTCAGCGTTCCAACTAATCTGGAATTCTCAAACATCTCAACAGCGTAAGTGTCATTGATTTGTTTAACAGAAGCGGATTTGTTTCCGTATCTTAGTGCCATCAATTCTATACTCATAACTTCTCCTTAACTAATTAATCCAATAAAACGATTCAATACAACACGGTTAGAAACACGGTTGTTGGTGTATTTACTAAAGGCAGAAACCAAGCCTCTAGTTGTAGCATTTTCTCGTACGGTGAATTCTTCATCACCATCACTTGTATCCGATTTCAACAAATAGTATTCATCATAGCCAGAGTTTTTAACCACGGTGAATTTGTTTTTCCTGAATTCTTCTTTGATAGATGCCATATCAGCACCCATTGGATAGAATTTATGTACTGTACTGAACTCTCTTGGTAGCAATACATAGAAACCAATCACATTGGAACCTGTTCTTTCTTTCAAGAGTTTGATAAGAGATTTGGTCATCTTACCTTATTTATAATCATCTCTCATACTGAACATCTCTTGAGCCTTGGTAACAGGATCGCGGAGAACAACATTGGCATTGTATTCAAAACTGGTTGTTTGGAACACGTTGTGTGGATTGGTAATGTCTTCGCCATACACATCTCTCAACATATGACCATCACCATCAGTTAGGAAAATGGTGTTGACGATTTGTAACTTGTTTTTCTTTTGGAAATGTGGAACAACTTCCATGGCAGCAATAATGGCTTCGTTCAATGGTGTGCCACTCAATCTAAACCATTCAGGTGTTTTACGACCACCAGTATTACCAAAATCGGTTAAAACGGTACATGCATAGGTAAATTCAGAAGCACTCATTCTATTTGATAAAACATTGTACAATGAAAAATGGTGCATGAACAAGTCACCAGATTTTGCTTCTGGTCTGTATGAATGGTCATAGTGTGGTTCAGAAACGAAAGCATACACTTCGTAAGGAATGTTTACTTTCTTACAGAATAGAACCAGAGCTAACAATTGCTTGATGGTGTTGTTAATGTGATTGCCCATAGAACCAGACCAATCGAGGAACATCACTAAGCCATGGGACTTACCACCAGGAACTACGGATATTTTCTTAAAGATGTCCTCACTAAATTGGTAAGAGAATATTTTGTCCATATTCAATTCACCAGTTTTAGCCACAGAAGCACGTTTAAGTTGGTCAGCATTTTTACGCATCTCAAACTCTTTGACCAAGTATGAAACAACTTTGCTCAGGTCGTTTTTGGTTTTGATGAAGTTTTCATAATCTGGTTCATAAGAACCATAGCCTTCAGTCGTTTTTTCTTTTACCCAAGCTCTGTGTTCTTTGTACAAAGGCTTGTGGTCAAAGATAACTCTATTAACATCAACTTTTGGAATGTTCACATAGGCATAAGTGAAGTTGCCTTCTTGGAAAAGTTTTTGTTGGTTGAGTTGATAAGCTTCATCAGTAAAGGAACGGATTTCATCACCAGCAGTTGAACCAGTAGTTTTTTCTTTCTCACCGCCACCGCCGGCACCAGAACTAGTACCTTCTTCTTTTTCGTTTTCATCGTCACCTGATGCTTCATCCTCATCAGAATCACCATCATCATCTGTGGTTTCTAATTCATCATATTCAGCATCTTCCGAATCAAAATCATAATCATCACCATCTTCGCTGGCTTGAAGTGTTTTTAACTGTTTTGTTTTTTCGTTTTCTACTTTGCAATATTCAGTAACACGTTTGGATACTTCAATCACATCATCATAGGTTTCTGTTGATTCGATGGCATCAAGCAGAATACGCTCATCAGCACTAAATTGAATGTTAAGGCCAGCACCACCTTTGCAATGCATGTTAACACGGTCAAGGAAATTAAGTTGGTTTAGGTCAATGTCTTTGGTGCCAAAGAAATCACGTTCCATCAACTCATTGTAACCTTTAACAAAGGATGCTTTTAGGCCTGGATATTTGTTTTTAATCTTACGTTCAATACGGGAATCTTCCACCAAATTGCTAACAGAGTGTGGAATTTTCATTTCCATAGCTTTTTTCATGCCAGCTTCGGGAGTCCAAAGAGCATGACCAACTTCATGGCCTGTAAATAGGTCATAAAGGTATGTGGATAGTTTTTGGTCTAGAATGGGAATTGTTAGAATACGGCGTTGAACATCAAATGAAGCCGTACGGACTCTTTTTTCTTCAACAATCAAATTTTCTGTGGCCATCAATTTGGCCAATACTGATTTGGATGTTGACAATGAATCAGTTTCTACCATAATTATCTCCTGTGTTGATAGTATCTATTATAACATAGATTCAACATTCTAACAATAGCAATGTTACTATGGAGCAACAGGTGTTATAATCATCACATTACCGGATCCTGTATCTTCAACGGTAATATTTACCACGGTTCCTTCGCCCCAACCTGTTTCTTCTAACAACTCTGGAGGAAATTTCATCAGGATATTGTCAGGATCATCTGGAATAGTTTCAAAAATTTCTTCATAAGAGAACATTCTGCTCTTACTCATATTGTTCCTTCATTTTTTTAAACCATTCTTGGTCATTTTCGTGTCCGGTTTGAGCAGCCCATCTTCGGACTGCTAATTCTACCTCGGAAAAGTCTAAATCCTGGGTTTTTTCTTCGTCTAAATTAGAAATTTGCGACATTTGAACACTCCTCGTTAAAAAATTGCGTCAAATTTGCTTTATGTTTAGATTTTCGACTAAAATTTGCGACAGTTTTGTGCTTTTGCACAGGTTTGATTGGTGTACGACACACTGGTTTCTGTAATTTTACTACAAAACTCATTTTCTTGTTCATTTTAACGCCTCATACTTGAAATTTCGACTGCTTCTTCGCCGGAAAATACAGGAACAGCGTTGGATTTGTGCAAAGTTGCTATTCCGAGCATCTTGTCACCTGTATAAATCTTAGCCGGCGCTTTAGTTGCTGAGCCACCGCTACTATTTAATGAAGGAATGTGTCTAGTTTCACGTCCGGCAGGCGCCGATAGTTTATATTGTAACGGCTCACGAGCAGGAAACACAATTTTTTTAGTCGGCTCGTGACTTTTTAGCCATTCCGCATATTGCTCACGCTCGGCTCTAGGTTTTAGCTTAGGTTTCGACTTTGGTATTCTCACATAAATCATAATATTCCTCCAAACAGTCACCATTATACTACGTTAACTGCCAAATGTCAAATAAAGTGTTGTATTTTTACGACATTCTCTTTTCTTTGCGCTTCGGTGAGCCCATATTGTAAAAATCCGAATAATCATCATAAGAATAATTGCTGGATTTCCTATCCGCCTTATTATCTTTTCTACGCTTCTTCTTGTCCTGAAAATTATAATCATCATTATAATCGTTCTTACGGAACTTAGCTACAAACTTCGACACCTTCTCTCCTTATGGTAACAATTGTGGAAATGCTTCTTTAACAAATTTATAATCTAGGCCTTTGACACCTAAATCTTTGGATAAAATACCAATGATAACTTCTGCTTCTCTTGGCTCAATAGATTCTAACATTTGTAAAAGCAATTCTTCCCGTCTTTTTGGTGTCAATGTTTCTGCTGTAGTGTTGCCTTCTTGAAACATATACATTCTTCTCAACTGTGATGGTAAGCCATCGAATGTAAGTCCAGGTAAAACATCGTTAGGAATTTTGTAAGAGTCAGGTAACTCTGTAATTTTCCATTTATATTGCGGATGAAATGCTAATTCCAAAACTTTAACAAGAGTTGGTGATAGATTATTCTCTATCACTTTCATACGCTCTTTTTTGTTCTTGGCCAATTCAAACTCATCAAACACTTCATGTATATTTTTCATCAAAATTCCTCAATTACGTCCATTAAATTTTTTAACTTGTTAGCAATGAAATAGTCAAGTATCTTTCCCTTAGATGCAGGTACAGTTTCCTCATAACTATTTAGGATTTTAGTCTTAATATCATCAGGTATACTTCTCAAGTCAATCAGTACTTGATTGCGGGAGAAACCAGTTTTGGCCGTGTCATCGGTCCAATCACCGTAGTTTTCAGCCATCATCTTGTCTAATTTGCCTTTAGTGATAGGTGTTTGTCTCAAGTCACGGACAAAACAATCCGATGGTGATAACACATTAGGAATGCCATCACCTTTATCGCCTTTGATAATCTTCTCTTTCAATTCTTCCGCTGGATTGTTCGATACAAGAAATTTCTTGAGAGCAGGATTGTATTGCTTGATAGTGTGTGGATTGTTAAACTCACTATTGTACATTTGCAATTGTAGGAAGTCACCGTCACTTGAAATGATTAGGACGTTTTCATTCTTAACTGCCATTGGTGCCAATACACCGATAATATCATCGGCTTCAGCGCCTTCAATGTCCAATACTTTGTACGGGAAATTTTCTTTGAGTTCGACCTTGAATTTGGCTAACATATCAAAGATAAGGTGCCAATCTAAATCGGATTTCTCACGGGTTTTCTTACGACCAGCTTTGTAGAAAGGAAAGAATTCCTTGCGCCAGTATTTACGGTTGTCAGAACACAACACAACTTCTCCGTACTCAGCACGGAAACTTCTTAGGTGATTCCTAATAATGTTCAACACCATGTGTCTAATTAAATCTTCCTCTAGCTTCTTACCTTTTTGGTTAGAAATTTGAGCCATCAAGCCAGACAGTAGGACCTGATTCAAGTCAACGAGTATCATAATAAACTTTCGAGTTTCAAAATTACATTGTATCAGACTGCCGAGATTTTGGCAACAAAGTCTTCCAGGAAAACCTTGGATGTTGTTGTTTTCCTTGCTACCACTCCGTAGAAATTAAGTGGTATTAATTCCGAAACATATTCCCTAGGTTCGGCAAATATAGCATCAAATGTATCTATATCCTTGGCCATACCTTCTTCATCCAATTTAAATAACACAACATGCCATGATGGACCTATTTCGTTACCATCTAAGGCTTCACCTTGTGATACAAACTTTCTCGCATGTATTTCAACTTTGTTTTCATCTTCATCATGCGGCATGAAAAATAACGCATCATAATCAGAGTCAAACTCTTTCATAAAATCTAACATTCTAGTCCTTTGATATGCGATTTCCTAACACGAACCATAATCCAAGAATTGTAATAACCTTCACCAATTAATGCATCACGGACAAATTGTTCTTTAGCTTCTAGGTAACCACATTCACCCTTGGTTTTACAAAGGTGTAGGATTTCCCTACTGAACATTTCTTCTCCATGCATTATAACATCATTTTTCAATTCTGTGTTGGATCCGTAGTAAGTTTGCCAATCACTAGAAACCTTAAATCTTTTCTTTTTGCCTTTGACTTGTTTTGTTTTGCTGGAATAAAAAAATTTCTTACCAATGTACTTTTTTCCATTGGTAAGATTTGTTATACAATAAACAAAACCATAATTGTCACCAATCATGTCTTCAGTAAAATCTACATCATTATATTGCCAGTTTATTCCCATTCGTCCTCATCTTCAGAATCATCATCGTCCTCTATATAGTCTTCAGATAATTCATCGATGGGTTCACCGCAAAATGGGCATCTCTCTGGTAGTTCTTCTGATACTAATTCTTCCATGTAAGATACCTCATATGTTGATTCACAGCTTTCACATTCAGCCATAATTGTTTTGTTTGTCATTATAGTTCCTTATTAGGCCCAAACATCCTTCCAATCACCTGAGAGAGCACCTTTTGCATAGTCTGTTGCTCTGTTCTCAAAGAAGTTAGTATGTGTTGGTGCGTTAATCATTTCCTCTACCCAAGGCAAAGGATTCCTTTTCACTTTAAACACACCCTTGAGTCCTAAAGAAATCAAACGTCTGTCTGCAATATAACGAATATACTTTTTAACATCCTCAGCCGTTAAGTCTTCCATTGGACCCATGTTAAAGGCCAAATCGATAAACTTATCTTCGAGTTCTACCATCTTCTCAGCAATTGTATATATCTTAGATTTTAATTCATCATTCCAAATCTCACGATTTTCTTCAATGAATGTTCTAAACATTTTAATCATGTTCTCAGCATGTTGTGTCTCATCTACAATAGACCATGTGACGATTTGACCCATGCCTTTCATTTTACCATGTCTTGGAAAATTCAGCAACATAATGAAAGAGGAGAACAATTGCATACCTTCAGTAAAGGCAGAGAACACAGCAATGTGTGTTGCAGTATTCTCTTTGGTCGTATTTTGACCAGAGATGTCCATAATATAATCATGCTTCTCTTTCATCTCAGCATATTCCATAAACTCATTGTATGTTGTCTCTGGAAGACCAAGAGTTTCAATCAAGTGGGAATAAGCTGCTACGTGAAGTGCTTCTCTGGCGGCGAAGCCAAGAAGCATCATACGTATTTCAGGCTGAGGGAAGTAAGGAAGATAATTAGTAACATACCCACCGGCAACATCGATATCGCCTTGAGTAAAGAATCTGAAGATGTGTGTAAGGAATTTCTTTTCTTCATTTGTTAGCTTCTTTTTCCAATCTTTAACGTCCTCCATCATAGGTACTTCTGTGTGCAGCCAATGTGACTGCTCGTGTTTCAACCAAGCCTCATATGCCCATGGATAATTAAATGGCTTAAAATAATTTCTGTCTTCTGTAAGATTTAAATCTTTCTTTTTAATCATTCAGCCATGCCTCTAGTTGTGCTTGTGGTAATGCGCCTACTGTTCTTTTGATTTCTGTGTTTTCATCTAGCATTACAAGAGTTGGTACTGAACGAATACCAAAATCTCTTGCAACGGTTGATTGTTCATCGATATCAATGACTTCAATCGGCATTTTTGTTTCTATGTTGTTCAATGTCATAGCTAGACCTTTACAAGGTCCACACCATGATGCTGTAAATCTAAGTACTCTTTTCATTTTTCTTCCTTTTCGTACATTACTGTGTTTGTATCTCCTAACGACCATTTTGCATCAGTTTCAACCGACCACATTTTTGTCGCAACTCTAAAATCGGGATGTTTTAATTGTACAGGATTACTACTTGGCTCAAAGAATATTGTTCTATTGTTCGGCTGAGCAGCAAACTGACCATTATCACATTTAATAAAATTAAAAGATTTGTGGTCTTCAGTATCTTCCGCATAACTTACATCTAAAACATTATAATCAGGACTTGCAGAATCTACCGTAAACATATATTGACCTTTGACCATCTGTTTGTCTTTGGCCAAAAATGAACATGATAAGTTTTCAATGACTGCTTTTTTCAAAACCGTAATGTCGTAAGACATACAATTCCAAATTTGCAAATAATCTAGAGGCATTTCATCTTCAACTTCTTTCCAACAATAACCATGTAATGGTATTTTGTCGTATAGAGCTCCATATTCCGGTAGATAAGATTCAATTCTAAAAGCCTGTCCTTTGATTGACTTTAAGCTAACCCATTGACAAGGCACCAATTCACCAAATCCTTTTTCAAAATCATATAAAAACTCTTTTCTTATATAACATTTAACTGGGGGTAAATTCGCTATCAAAAAAGACATCATCATCTCCTATTTTATTATAATCTAAAGTCAATTCTTCTCCTTTTTTTATATCACGATTTGCAATGTGAATATAATAATTAGGAACATCTAAATTGGGTTCATCAGAATGATTCATCCAATTTGCATTATCACTCGCTCTAATCCAACCACACATTCTGGAATCATAACAACAAAAATGTTTTATGTGTTCTTTGAATGATTCTGGAAAATTAAGCCAATCAGCATCATCAATCCATCCATCAATATCAGCATCATGTTTCCAAACTATTGTGCTGGCTGAAATATCTTCATCAGCATACAAACCAAGGCCTTCAATGGCACTTGGTTTAACTTTTGTCTTTACTAATAAAGGCATTTAACCCTCACAGGCGATACAATCATTACCAGCTGCAATTTCGGCCATGTCTAACTCTTTAATAACTTGTCTTTCAATTTTCTTGGACACTTTATCAGCCTTGCCAATCTTTTCTGAACGGCAATAGTACAAAGTCTTCACGCCTTTTTTCCATGCCATGAAATGAATAGCGTGTACATACTTGATGTTAGCATCAGGTCTAAAGAATAGATTCAATGATTGTGCTTGGTCAATAAACACCTGTCTGTCTGCCGCCAAGTCAATGACCCAACGTTGGTCAATTTCCATAGATGTTTTAAATACATCTTTATCGTGTTCTGACATCCAATCTAAATGTTGGACAGAACCATCATTTGCAATAATGGAAGACCAAACATCGTCATACCAACCTTCTGGTTTTCCATTTGATATTTCGATAATCAATTCATCTAACCAACGATTCTTGTTTAAGTAAGAACCTGATAGAGTATCTTGACGGTAAGCATTTGCCCTATAAGGTTCAATGCTAGGGCTAGTATTACCCATGATAATGGAAGAACTTGCA